TGCCGGCGGTCGAAAGCAGCTCACGGGCAAAGCCAGAGCTGTCGGCATTGGTGACATCGACCGGGGTGCGGTTCATCCGCATTTCCAGCGAACGCATGCCGGCGATGGTGGTAAAGGTCGACGAGATGTCGATCTTGAGAAGATAGGCGAGACCTTTTTGAGCGGCCATGATTTAAGCTCCTAGTTGGAAGGGCTGATGAGAGCGCGGAACGTCACGACACCGCTGATGGATTGGCCTCGCGCCTTTCCAAGCACGACACCGCCCGCCGGATCATCATTCAGCCCAGGAATGATGGCGGCCGAGACATAGCGACAGGACACCAGCCGCTTGTCGGCGGCCGGCGCGACCCGCATGGGGCCTGTCAGAAAATCGAAAGAGACGGTTTCACCTTCCGCCGGGCTGGCATTGAGGTCGAAGCCGTCGCGATGAGTGAGAACGTCACGAATGCGCTCGATGGCTTTGGAAACGTCCACCGCGCCCGTTGCAGACCCAGACTTTCCGCGCTCAAAATGGGCAGCGACCTGAAACTGGATTTCATCACCGTCGAAGCTGCCAGAACTCCAATCCGTCGCGCTGACGAATGAGAGCGTGATGTATGGCAAGGCTTGATTATCCGGCGCGTCCAGAGCGAAGACGTTCGCCGTCCCGCCCATGAATCCAGCCAGCAGGCCGTCGCCCGTCAGGGATGCTCTGACGGTTTCCAGAAGTGGCAGTCCTGAGAGCATGGCTAGGGCCTTTGCAAAATCCGGCGAGCCGCCCAGAGGACGATCTGATAAATCCGGTTTTCGTTCTCCTGCAGCCCGCGCCGCATGAAGGGACGCCCGCCGCGCGCCGGGTCTTTGAATTCGAGTTTCTCGGCATAGGGCGCGCGTGCCGTCACGTCCGCGCCATTGTTGCGGCGATCGGTCGAGATGGACGAAGCCAGAATGCCCATGTCCGCCATCGGGTATTCACCAGGCGCGGACGCGCGGGACTTGCCATTGGCGCGCATTTTGCCGGTGGCCGGGCCTTGATTGATCGAAGTGACGATATGGCGCTCAAGATCCAGCGCCGCGACATGCGAAGCCTCGCGAATGACCTTGCGCTGGAAACGCTGGCTGATTTTCTGCATTTCGACTTGCAGGTCAGCAACGCCCGTGATGCGAGCACCGACCATTACATGAACCCCTGCTCGCCCTCTGGCGTGATGAGGAAGTCTGCAGCGTCAGGATATTCGACCGGCGACAGGACCACGAACGGCGCAGACCGAAGGCCCGGCGTCGTGATTGTCTGATCACCGTTCTCGTCTGGCTCTGACATGACCGGCGTGGAAAGCCACAAACCGACTTCGGAGCGCAACACGACGCCTTCGGCCAGCGCGTCACCATTCCAGACTTGCGGCAATTCCTGCCCGCATGTGGCGGCATCATCGAATGCGTAGAAATAGCCGCTCATGGTCAATTCCCTACCAGCGCTTCAAGTTCCGCGTTGCTCAAGCGGCGCGGGAAATAGCGAAAATCCTGAAGATAGAACCCAGCCGCAAGCCCTCCCCCGCCAGGGCGCTGACCAAACATGACGCCGCTGGCCAAGGTCGGCAGCGTCATGGACGTGTCGAGAATTTGCGTTGCACCGCTAACCGATAGCGCGCCGCTGTTCGTGTCAGCACCGAGGGCAAAGCTGAAAGCCGTGGCCAGCGATAGAGCCGCGTCGGTAGTTGCTGCGCTCCATTGCGTCGCGCCGCCGTCAATTACTGCGGCCGACAGCTCCTCAGACCCAGAGAATTCAACCGAAACGCGGTTATTTGCGTCCGCGCCAAAAGAAACAAGCGCCCCGGTGTATGACTGCACAGGCACGACTGTTGCGAAAAAGCTATTCGCGCCGTCATTTTCCCAAGACCCATTTGCGACGCTGATTACATCCGCGGCCCGTGTGCTCGCAGCGGGACTTGATGCAACCGGGAAAACCGGCGAAGTCGGATATGATTTTTGTTCAATTTGGGGAGCGTAAAAGCGAATTGTGATGTCAATTGCGCCTGAGCCATCCCAATTAAGATTAAAGAAAGGATAGACGTATCCTGTAGTACCGCCCGAAGTTTCAACGCTGTAGAAAAAGCGGCGATGCTCTGTGTCTATTGTAAAATTCGAGCCGTCATTGTTTTTTATAAAGACGTTTGCGGCGGTGCGCTCGTTTATCGTCAGAAATCCACCCGTGATGTTTGATGTGTCGCCGGCAACCACTTCGATTCCAACTGAGAGGGTCCAATCTTCCGCAGTGCTCGCGCTGACCGCCGTTTGTGTTTCAAAATAGATGATCGGGCCTGCCGTAGGAGTGCCGGCAAACCTCACATCGAAATAGGGCCACCCATTATTCGAGCCCGACCCGACTGCGGAAATAGTCGTCGAGAATGCGGTAGATCCCCAATTTGTCGGAAGCGTCCCCGGCGTACCAGCCACCGCACCCTCACAGCGCGGATTGCGGATCTGGTTTGTCGTGCTGACTTTCTCTATCAGCACGCCGGCTGTTGGATGCAAGGAGGCAGCGCCGGCAGCATACTCAGTAAGCGCCCCGACTACGCCGCCGCTGGTGAAATCCCAGCCGCCTGCGTCGGTTTTCTTTGACGCACGGGTGACGGTTGCCAGGTTCGCGAAGCTGGACGTGATAGCCATTAGCGGTGTCCTTGAATTAGCGGGCCTGACAGACCCAAGTCGCAGCGGCGGGGTCGCGCTGCACCGTGATTATTTCGTAATCAGTGCCTTCCGCGGTCACGGTGTCGCCGACCTCTGGGTCAGCCGACATGGACGCGGCAAAAAGCGTGATTTTGCGGTCGGTGATCGGGATGCCGCCCATCTGCCGGGCGGTGGCCGTGTAGTCTTCAATGAAGCCGCGGCCGGTCGTGTCCGTGGTGGCCTGCGTATAGCCGCCATAGGCGTCTACAGTGGCCGTCCCGCGCTTCTTGAGGGTGATGTCCCAAGTCGTGCCGCCGACGCCATTGGCGGCGCTGTAGACACTCCCGGCGATTTCATCGAGCAGCGCCATCAGGATTTCACCAGCGCAATCGTCGAGGAGCCCACGCGGCCGGTAACGATTGGGGTCAACATACGCTCGGCGCGGTCGAATGCTTTCTGCACCGAAACGCCCGGCTCGAACTCGACTTCGACCGAACCCACCTTGACCCGGCTGGCGCGGTCATTGCGTGAAACAGTAACAAGCAGCTCGGCGGAAAGCGCTTCACGCGCAAGCTCTGCAGTCGCATTGGCGAGAAGGCTAGGCACCCGGTTATCAAGCTGCCGGTCTTCGTGATCATAGGCACCAGATCGCGGCCAGCCCAGCGCCTGAGAGGTGGAGGAGATCACCCCGACCCAGCGAAAGGTCGCGTCGAGATATTCGGTCGCCTTGCGAAGCGCCGCTTCCTTGGCCGGGTCAGTCGCCGCGTCCCAGGTCGTGTCACCCCGGTTTGCCCAGTAGGTGTCCGCGTCCGCGACGGACAGATAGGATTCAGCCGACGCAAGGCCGGTGCCGTCTTCGGTAATCAGGGACATATGGGAGACCTCATAGAAACGGGGGCGAGCCGAAACCCGCCCCCGCGTTCAAACGTGGGTTAGCCGAGCAGCAGGCCGATGTGTTCCGGCTTCCAGGCTTTGGTCCCCCACACGGCACCGACCGAGATCATGGACTTCTTGTAGCCCTTGTAGACGGACACCTCGAAGACCAGGCCGGAATGCGGATCCTGGACCACCATCATATCGACAGCCGCGTCACCGCCGACCGGGTTGGCCGGAGCGCGCATCGCCAGTTCCAGTGCCGAGCGGTGGAAGGCAACATTGCCCGTGTAGGCAGCGCCGATGGTCACGGCCTTGTTGTTCACAAACGCCGCGTCCTTGATCAGGGCCGCATTCAGAACCACGTCGCCGTCGCCGTCACCAGCAAAGCCGGTGCCGACCACGTACTTGCCACCGAACGGATCGTCGGCAACCGTGATGATGTCACCCGCAACAAACGTGCCGGTGCCGGTGTCGACGTGGATCGTCTTGTCGCCGGCCGAATAGCCCGCGGTCAGGTCGATCAGGTACGAGGCACCCGTGCCGATGGCGTGCGACTGGACCTGCGCGGATTCACGCATGGCCAGACCCTGCAGGTCGAGCAGAACGCCCTGGCGCAGCAGGTTGTCCGAACCGGCCTCGTTTGCCTTCTGGAGCTGGGCGAGATTGCGCAGCTTGGTGGAGGCGGACGTGTCCATGACCAGCGAGATCTGACGATCATTCATCGGGCAACCGTTGTCGGCCAGGATCTGGCGAACTTCGGCTACCGTGTTGAAGTTGGACGCAAACGGCGTGGTGCCAGCGGTGCCGACAGCGCGCGAGGCGTTCTGATAAGCTTCGGTGGCGAGGTCAGCCTCGATCAGGTTGGACAGAGCGCGCATCGCTTGGGCAATCTGGTCGCCATAGATGGTCTCATAGCCCGAGCCGTTGTTGACGTGGCGGATGTCTTCGCCGGTCCACGGGATCTCGGCGGCCTTGGCCGTGTCCAGGGTCAGGGTCTTGTTATCGACCGTCTGATCATCGCCTTCCGGGATGGTCATGGAAGGGGCGACATTGTTGATGGTCGCGGCACGGGTGGCGTGCGAGCGGACCGTATCATTCAGCGCGGCCTGCTCGGAGCCGTCCGCGTTGATGGTTGCGGCGGGAATGAAGCCGACCAATTCCCGGCCGACGACATCGGCGGCCTTGTAGATGTCGGCCGCCAGATCAGTAAGAACGTTTGCCATGATAATTGCCTTTCAAGCTGATGGCGTAGGAGGATGAGAAGCTGGCGACCGGCCTTGCCGGGTCAGGCTTCGTCGACGACTTTGAAGCCGTCTTTCACCTTGGCGGCGCGCTCGGCATGGCCGAGGCCATCGAACGCGGTGCGGGTGATCGTCTTGCCGGAGCCATCAGCCCCAAGCGCCCCTTGGGCGTTGCCATCGGAATTTGCAGGGGCCGCAACAAAGTGCTTGCCCGTGTC